ATGAAGAAGAAATTTGGGAATTCAAATGCAACAAAATATTTAAAATCTTTTGAAGGCCTTGCAAGTCTTGACGCTATGGAGTGCAATTTAGCAAAAAGATGCAAATTCAATTTCTCATATTTTATAAGTAATCAAAAAGCTTGTGGTAAGATCTCCGATTGGGATAAAGAAACTATATGTGATTTTTTTACAAAGTTAATAGGTTATTCCGATAAGTCATTAAACGAACTGCAGATGATTGGTCTGGGGAAAAATCGACACAGTTTACTGTCTATTTATGAGACTTACCCAAAGAATAGCCTTTTTGAAAAGCCAAAAAATGTTCCTCATCAGGCACGATGGGGGCGTATAAGATTAGATCAAAATAAAAGATTGATCGGGTTCGTTATCCCTGATGACTATCATGGGAAACGTCACGAAGGCACAGGTATGTATTATGATAAAAATACATTTTATGTAGTTTTCATCGATAATGAACATGGTTTTTATGTTTTACAGAAGTAAGGTCAATAATTAGGTTGTTACTAATTTACAAGTTTCAACCTAATTTCGTTTTTTGAAAATTACAATTCAAAATATTTCGATGTTTTTATTTCACCATGTGGGACGACTACCCAATCGATATGATTTTGCGTGTATATCTTGGTCGATTTCGCATCGCTGTGTGCCATCCTTCCTTGAGGATCGATACCCTGCTGATCGAAAAGATGGGCGGCCAGTGCTCGAATTTCGTGAAAGGTTGGCCTTTCTTCCATCGCCAGTTTGTCGCATAAACCTAGCTTGTCGCGCACTGCGGAAAAGGACCGGCTCAGATAATCCGGCGCAACCTGTGTCGGGTGTGAAACCTCTTTACTACGTTTAACCTGCCGATCTGGAATCCGGTGAACGATAAACGGGCTGGCCACGTTATCGCGGCTTTCGTCAATAATCCGCTTCAACTCTTCCCCGATCGGGATTGCGACATGCGAGGCTTCTTTCTTCTGTACTTTCTGGCGGTGGATGTACAGCGTGCCATAAATCCCGTTATCCGGCTGTGCCAGCCATATGCAGCCGCAGACGCCATCCTTTGGCTCACTAATTGAATATCGGATTCGTGACACTTCAAGGCGCGCGTGCGTCGTCTGCAATGCTAAATCCATCGCGGTACGTAACCAGGGTTCGGCGGCCCGCCGAATGGCTTTAAAGTTATCGAGTGAAAGACGCTGGCGTTTCTTCTCTTCGGTTCTTCGCATTTTTTTGCGTGTAGCAGGGTTATCAAACATCAATGATTCATCGACCGCATACGAGAACAATTTTTTAAGGAAGCTGACCTTCCGGTTTTGTACGTTCGCTGATGAATCTGAGTGGTAATGTTTTATGTAGGCGTTCACATGCTCCAGCTCAATATCGCAAGCTGGTATGTTGTTAAAGAATTCCTTCACCCTTAGTGCGTCGTTGTTCCAGTCATCAAGCGTATTTTGCGACGGACGTTCATTTTCAATCGCACGCGCCATGATGTGATCAACATGCTCGGCAAATGGTTTAGCCTCACCCGACACGCCGCCAGAATCACGGATAAGCAATTCAACTGACGGAGCATTTGCCTGCCGCATTCTGAGGTTGTATTCGCGCGCAATAGCGATGGCTACAGCCCGATCTTTCCCGATGTTCTTTTTCTTCCCGGTAATTAAGGTGAATTTATAAACGCCGCGATCTTTATCAAATATTAGATAATCAGGTAGATGGCGGTATTCTCTTTTTCTTGGTCTGGCTGCCATGGTTAATCCTCACTGATAAGCTGGCGAACCGCATGATTAACCATTGAGTCGACCCCCCATTTTTCAGACTCGAAGACGAAAACAGAGCCGTCGACGATTTTGCCTGTGAGGAGGCCATTTTCGACCCAACGTTTAATGGTTCGATTATCCGGAATAGAGTCTTTGGTAAATTCGCGTTTTCCCCATTGACTCGCTTTCATAAGTTTTGCCATGACAGGATCTCCATACAGCCCGGCTGCACCCGGGCGTGAGGTTTATTCTTCGGTAATGGTGGTTGCAAAATGCTCGACACCTTTAACCCAAATTGCTTTGATAGTCGTCCAACTGACAGGCACTTTTATTTCAACTCTGCCGCTGCCGTCGCAGGTTTCGCATTCATCATCACCAAAACACTCCGGGCAGTTTACAAACTGTGTTTCTGAAAATTCACCAGATAGCGCGCCCTTTGCACCGTTCTCAGCGGTAAGCCTCATTGGTACCATCACGTAACCATCCGGGATTACCGGAGAGTTGGCGCCTTCATAGGCTTCTTTCATGGCGTCACACACCCAACCTTGAGGTTTCTGGCCGGTTCTCTTACACCATTCCTCAAATGTAAGCACTACCGGCGCTGGCTGATTGAGGGTTACAGTAGCGAAAGCTGCTCGCAATCCGGTCTTAATATCCTCCACATCGTCATCACCCAAGGGGCCATCGGTTAGCGCATGATGGAATGCGTAAGCCATAGCATCTGTTACTGGCCCTACCGCCGATGGCTGATCTTTAATGTGCAACCGCGGCTCACCGTCTTTCGGCTCAGGCCATTCGCGTTGCTTGTTCACCGCCAGTTTTTCGATCATCGCCTGGGTAATCTGCTCGTCTGTAATACCAGCCCGTCGCTGGGCGTCCCACAGTAGGAATTGCATATCGGCCCATTCCGACAGGTCGCTAGGATCGGCAGCGGCTTCCAGTGCTTCTTTGCTGAGATGCTTCAGCGGGCCAATCGGGCCAACATTACCGAATGTTGATTGTGACCACTCGGCATGCTCGCAGCGTACTCGGTCGCGTTCTGGCGCTGGCAGCGTGTGGCGATAGAGCGGTACATCTCCCGCCTCTGAGTTCTGCTTGCCCCACAGATATGCCGTCTCCCTCCCTCGGTCGATATAGCCCAGGTTGCGTTCGTCGGTGTACGCCACCGGCTCGCTGTCCATTGCGGCCAGCGCCATACGCGCTAGCTCTTTGCTTTCGCCATGCTTCAGGAAACCATCTTCGGCGATTTCCTGCAGGCGCTCTCTGGTTATGGTTGATTTGGTCATTTATTCGTGCTCCCGGCCCAGATAGCTCAGAGATAAAACTGCAGCGATTTCTTTTCCCTCACAACTGGCGACCGCTTTGAATCTCTCCAAATCCTGCTGGCTCGTGATTCTGAACGACAGTTGAGCGACACCTGAAAACGTGGCGTTCTGACCTTTCAGTGCGCCACAGAAGTGGTAGATATAGCGACCTTTCGTTTCGTCGTTATTTGTCATTGATTGGCTCCTTCTGCGGCGCGATTGACTATCACGCCGTCGTAAATTTCGTTTAGATGCCCTCTCAGCTCCATCCGACGCAGTGCTGACAGCATGTAATCGCATTCGACCTGTTTATTGCCTGCGAATGGCTTATCCTCTGGATTACCCCAGCAGCAATTACCCTGCGGCCACCCGTGAATCTTGCGCACTTTCCCGTTGATTACGTGCAGCAGACCCCAGCCTGGCGGAAGGTCTTCAACAGAGATAATCCCCGGCTCGCTGATAAAGAATCGCCAGTCACCCATGCCAAGCTCCGGGCGTATCCGGAAGCGTTTTTTCCTGTCTGCCAGTAGGTCGGCACGGGAGCACTTCGCCTCTATCAGGCAGGATGCGAAGTTCCTGAACCCCATCGCGTCTGGCTGCTCACCGGTACTGGTGACAGCGACAAAGCGATCATGAAAGCAGACTTTGAAGCCGTTCCGCTTAAGGAATTGATAGGCTATCTGGCAAAGTTCATCGTGTGTCAGTGCCATCTACTCAGCCTCCACCTTGATGCCGGCGGCGCGAGGTATATTTTCCTCAACAATGCGAACGGTGGGCTTATACATCTCGATGGCGGTAGGCCAGTCAGCACCAGTCATTCGTTTTTCTGAATCACCATTAGCCCAGGTCACAGCGACTACTGCAACCCACCCGGCAACATTAACCAGTGCAGCAAACCAGAGAAGGGCGCGCCGGCTGTAATTTTCAGGTTCAAAGTTCATTGCGCCTCCCCAATTACCCAGCGCAGAGCCTCGGCATATTCGCCGCTGGCATCTTCAAGGGCTTTAGTTATTTCCTTACGCGATTTGATGCGCGGCTTTGCCTCACCGAGAACCTGACGCTGCCGACGGGATTTTTCATGGCCTTTGGTACCAGCTGTCGCCAGCTCGATTTCTGCCACTTTTGCCCGCTGCTCTTCAGGTGGGAGCGCGCCAAGCTGACGCGCCTGGGTAACGGTAACTGTGCCAGACTCCACCGCTTCCCGAACAGCCTGGGTAGCATCGAGTAGTGACAGCGTTGCACGGACAGTCTGAACGCTACAGCCAAACAACACCGCAAGGTCGTCCTCGTCATGACCACGATCCAGCGCGTCTGACATTTTCTTAGCTCGACCTAGTGGCGTATCAGGTCGGCGGATTTCGTTTTCGCTGACCATATATTTGGCCATTTGGTTTGCCGACCCACGCTTAACGACTCCAGGAACAAGCAGCGGTGTTTTGCCTTCTTTCAGCAGGAGCTTATTGGCTTCCAGCGTATGTTTAACGCGCTGACGACCGACAACCACACAGGTGAGCCCCTTTTCAGGGTCTTTCCAGACAATAATCGGCTCAAGAACACCCAGCTCTTTGATATTCAGCACCATCCCTTCATCGATCGGCAGATTGACTCGCTCATCGTAAAGCGGGTGGGCCTTGTCAGTGACAATATGCAGATTTTCCGGCTCGAACATCAGAACGTTTGTCTTGCCGCTGGCGCCATAAGCATCGATCGAGTTTTTAGCCATTTCTGTTTTCCTCGCTCAGGTTCGCTATCATCGCGGCCATAGCGGTGTTCTGGTCCATTGCCTCTGTAAGGGCGACAAAGGTCACATCCAGCCTTGACGCTATGTCTTGCATTAATTGTGCTGCTGCTGGTGGTAGGTCAGGTGCTGCAGCGTATGCTGCAGCAACCAATTCTTTCACTTTCACATGTGCCATTAGCGCCGCTCCATCAGTTGGTTAAAGCGGTTCATGAACATGCCGTAAGACTGGCCCGGGCGGACGGGGTTAATCAAAAACTGGTCGGTAGGAATGACGCCGTCGAGCATCGGCCAGTGGGTGCCGTCGTCGATCTCAAAGTCGCGACGTTCGCTGGCCAGCATCACCAGGTCGGCATATTTAACGGTCGGGTGCTGCTCAGCCGGCAGGCCGAATTTTTGGCGAATAGCTGCATCAACCTGATCTTCAATTGCGCGGTAGTCAGGAAGAAGGCGTTTTAATGGGGCAGGGATATCCTGCAAATATGCCTCGGCGGCGTCATGCAGCAGCGCTTCAAGCGCAAATTCTTGAGGTACCAGTTGGCTTGTTAAAACGCTGTGCTGGCCGACGCTATAGAACTCAGGCAGGTGACCGGCAAAGCGGCAGATGTTCGAGAGTGCATTAGCAATATCTTCGATCTCGATGGCGTCTTGCTGGATGTCGAGATAGTTAAAATGTTTGCCTGAAAAGGTTTGAATAAAGCTCATTTTTTTCTCCATACTTTACGCCTGCACAGCGCTGTTTTTTGGGTGTAGGAATCCCTCGCCATGTGGCGATTAATTGCAGGATTACGCTTTAATAAATCCCCGCGGCGCCGGGGATTTAATGGAGAGCAATCAGGCTTTGAAGTTGCCGATAAAGGTTTCTACCGGCTTGCCGTCGAACTTGCCAATCAGCAGATCTCGGAACTCATTGGCGATCGCTTCTTCCTGGGCTTCCAGCTGGACAATACGCAGAACGAATACCGGATCGCTACTTTTGAGCAGGCTATTGCGAAGACTGAAACGACGTTCGCCCAGGCCTTCATAGGGTACACACTTAAACTCAAACGCGACCGGCATAACATCTTTACTGCTGGCTTCGATACTTTGCATCAGCGATTTTTTGCCGCTGAAATCACCGTCTTCATGATCGGCGGCATTAGTTTGCTGGATAGTGACACGGCGAACCGCCTGCGCTGCCTGTGCATTTTTCATTGTCTGACCGTCGGAATCGAACGCAGTGAGATAGTCACTCCAGTCTTCGAGCCATTCGGCTATTTGCTTCTGATTAAGGTGATCGCCGTTGATCGCCAGTAACGCGCGGAAGGGCGCTGTCTTCTTAAGCTTGATCGAGGCGACGTTATCAGCGTGGCCTAGGTTGTCCAACGTACCGATATTGAAGATAGAACGAGCCAGCATGTTATCGGCATCAATAAAGCAACGTGCTTTTTCTTCTTCCCGGGCATAAGCGACAGAATAGCGAACGAAATCATCAATGCTGGTCGTGTCCATGGCACCGCGGAAACGGAAACGCTCAAGAGCAAAACGCTCCAGGCTTTCAACGCTGGTATTCTGCGGTAGCAGGGCGGTCGGACAGGCCAGGCCGTGGATATCGTTCAGGTGATAACCGGAAAGAACCAGATCTTTAACCTGCTGAAAAGTACCGCTGTCTAACTGAGACATAAAAATTCCTTATTAACTGATTAGCGAAGTGGTATCAGTGAATTTGTACGTGCGGTTCACTGAGCCGCTTTAAGCTTTCCGTCCACCGCGCCGGTGATACCGAAGAGTTGCCCCTGATCCTCTTGCAGGATTGTGAGCTTGCCGCCTTTGTTAACCCACATTGGTGTTTCGGTGGTGTCCTCTTCCGACGCTTTGCCGCGGGGAGTTGGGGTGCTGTAGTTCAGCTTGTGCTTAATCTTGACGCGCTTCTCTTCAACAGAGTTGCCCATACGCTCAAAATCAAAGGTGAGGACAACCTTGCCTTTGTTGCCGTTGTTCAGAACGCCGAGCGCGGTGGTATTAAGAGCCGCCGCAATCTTGTTCATGAATACGCCGGCGTCCAGTTCACCCAGGAAATCGGGCACTACTGTCATGCGATCATTACTCATGGTTTTACCCTCTCGAAAGGCGGCTGCCACCGCCGGGAATTTCTCCGTACACAACACAGAAGAGCACCTGCGGTTAGGACGCCGCCCGGGTGGATTGGGTAATGAGCCCGTCGCCCGGTGATGCTCTTGTGTATTGTGTAAAAAGGGCGGTTATCCATCAGAACGTTATCCTCTTCCTCCTTTGGATAGTGGAAAACTGGATAACCGCCAAGACTACACACAGCACAGTTAACTAGGTTGTGGCGGTGGTGCCTCCACCTGCCGGGTTAAGCCATAACCGGCGACGTACACTTCCCGGAAACGCATTCATTGAACGGGTTTGGCTCGTCACGTGCGCATAGCCGCAATTACCACAACGGAAAGAGCACTCCGATCTTCTACCAACGCCCCGTTGTAGCTTTTCGGCGCATCCACATGGCGCTTGGGTTTCAGCCTCGTGTGGCGGGAGTGCTCTTACCTGTTGTTTCCCGGACTCTTCCCGGGGTCACACCTTTTCGCCGCGCTGGTGGGGCGCACGTCGTGCCTGAAACACTTAGCTTGCACATTCCAGTTGTCCGGATAGCGCATGGAACTTCAAGGGAACCATCCGGGCTGCTAACGCTGCATGTGCCATACAACGGTCGTGAATATTGCCGTTCACAACTGGAAGCGCACTCCTTCAGTTACAAACCAGTCCCCACGACGGATGAAGATGGAATGCGCTTTCATGTTGTGTACGATTCATCTACCCCGGTCCGGCGGCGCCACCTCGCCGGGGCAGATGCAAAGGATCGTTACGCGATCATTCGGCTTGTTGGTATGGCCGGAAGTATCAAGTCCCGACATCGCGGATTCTGCTTCTCCGCCCCGATTTCACCCCCGCTATTGTTTAGCGCGCAAACCGAGAAAATCGCCTTCAACGCTGTCGGCTTTCGCCATGTTCGATCAGGAATCTTCGGGCGGGGCGCCGGCGACCAACCGGCACAACCCCTACAGTATTAATCCAGGTCTACTGGACCCCCGACGCCGTGGGCTAAACGGCTGCTGTATGTCGGGTGAGTTTCTGTTGCTGGTGGTCAATCCAGCTCCGTAACCCCTCCCGAAGACACCTGAGGTAATTAAATTGCCTTAGCCGGCAGGCCGAGGACGCTACGCATTTCTTTTTGAGTGCGAATGGCTATGGCGATCGTTAGGTCAATATCTCCGCGGTAAGCTGTGCCATCTTCACAAATAATAAGAGTGATTGATTTTTGGCCTTTCTTGCTTACCTCGAAGCGATGCGCTTTACGGACTACATGACAGCCGTTTGCTAATGCGTCCTTTATAAGGTTTTCAATGCCTTTGCTCGCCATGTTCTGTTCCTATTTGGTTTATCTGTTAGCGAATCATCCCGGTCTTCATATGCCCCGGGCGGCTACTTCGTGGGCGTCCTGCCTGTTCACTGTTTCTTTTAGGTACATTATGTACCGTTGAGGTACATTGTCAAGTGTAAAAAAACCCGCCGAAGCAGGTTTAATAGTCTTTGTTATGTTTTCGTTCGGTATCGTCTTGGTTTACCGGAAAAAATTACGGTACCAATGATAGAGCAATTACCATTGATTTTGATGTAAGGTTCTGGCCAGTTTGAGTTAAGTGCTTTTAGATAGCGTTGTCCTGCATCTTCAATCAACCGTTTAAATGTAGTCTCACCAGAATCGTGCATTAAGGCGATCACATCATCTCCATGCACTGCTGGAACTTCGGGATCAACAAAAATCATATCACCGGGCCGATATTCGTCGATCATTGAGTCGCCAATAACACGAAGAATATAAGTCATCGGCCCACAAGGAACAGGGCATGGATAGTTTTCAGTGCTATTCAAATCAACCTCAGCATAGCCAACTTCGGTCCATGCTCCTGCTTGTACCCAGGATATAACCGGAACCATGGTGATATTTCTATATGTATCAGAGACATCGGGCGTTTTAGCAACATTAGTGGTTTGATGTTCCTGATCTAACCACCCAGTAGGTAAGTCAAAACACTTTTCAATGTGCCTTGCCATTGCATCGCCGATGTTTTTAGTGGCGCCATCTCCCATGAACCGGCTGGTTTGAGTCGGCTCGCGATCAATCATATTGGCGAAGTAAATATTACCGCCAACACCATCACGCAATTTTCTGGCGTTTAACCGCCTGATTTCCTGGATTGTTTTCATATTGAAATTAAACCGTGTGTACCTCCTAGGTACAAGTGCCTTGAAGGTTCATTTCTTTCGTGTAATATGTACACAGGAGGTACATATATGAAAGAGTTCTGGGATTCATTAACTAAAGAGCAACAAAGCAATTTAGCTGCAAACGTTGGCTCTACACCCGGTTATCTGCGTTTAGTTTTTAACGGCTACAAAAAAGCCGGATTTGATCTGGCAAAAAAACTGGAAAAAAGCACATCCGGTGCGATCACGAAGTTTGATCTCCGACCAGATATCTATTCCAAACAATAACATTTGGTTTTAGCAGCGTTAACCACAGACGTAGGGGGTAAGCAGTGGGGGACAAGCTTAAGAATATGTTTCAAGTGCTGGAAAATCTTGCACCCGGTTCGGTAAAGCATAGTCATGATGGCCGAACGGTTACCCTGATTGGCTGGCATTTAGAAGAGTTTAATCAGCCCTGTGATGATCAGTACGAATCCAATCAAATCAAAGATATTCCCAATAAGACAGGCGTTCCGTGGATGCCCAGATATCTTGCCAGTCGGACGGTTAAAGGGATCCAAGGTCAACACCTCCTGATAAGGGTGATTCATCCATTCGCCAAGACCCCAAAAGAAAAGTCCAGAGGATATGAAGCCTGTGACTGCTGTGGGGTACGCGGGAAGGAGTCCGGCACCGTTGAGAAGAAAAATAAAAGCGCCTATCAGGATCATAACTTTGTACCAGTAATCCAGGGAAAGTTTGGCGAGCGGGTTCTGCATTTTTTATCCCGTTTTTTTCGATAGGTCATTGATTTAGAAATCATACACCAACAGAGGTATAGAGCAATGATTGAACAACACTGGAAAGTCGAAAAGCAGCCAGCATGGCTGGTGGCGGCGATCCGTAAAACAATAGCCGCGTTACCTGGTGGCTATATCGAAGCCGCTGAGATTCTGGATACCACCCAGGACGCGATCTTTAACCGACTGCGTGCTGGTGGAGATCAGATATTCCCTATGGGCTGGGCAATGGTCTTGCAGAAGGCCGCAGGTGTTAGCTACATCGCCGATGTTTTTTCGCGTGAAACCGACAACGGAATCCATGTATCTGGCGCTGCTCATGAAGACGAGAACGAAGAGATTGGTTTGAAGCTGGCGGAGCTGGTGGGTCAGCTTGGCGAGTTGGTCAGCGCCTATCGGGAATATATCGATGATGGGGTGGTTACACATGGCGAGTGGCAAAGCCTGAATGATATCGCCTACCAGTTCCGGGTCACGTTGATGACGTTTCTCAACCTGATTTCTCGTGTTTATTGTCTGCCAGAAAAGAGTGACGCCCGCGAGTGTGCAGCTCCGGGCGTCGTGGCGAATAAATCTTTGTGTATGGAGAAATAATCCGCATGAGCAATTTAATCGTAAATCTTCAATTACCGCAACTACGGATGTACCCGATCCCGGGCGTTTCGTCGTTTCGGTATGAGCGCATGGTATGCGGTAAATGGGTCGAGTGTAACCACAGTCGGGCACGCGGGGTTGTGGGGGTCTTTAACCGGAGGGCTAAAGCGCTATGCGAGAAGTTAACCGGAAGTTCAAAGACCACTATGGCAATCCAGTCAGAGTTATCCGCTGGGAGCCTGAGACACGTCGCGTCATCTACCTGCGGGAAGGCTATTCCCACGAGTGCTTTAGCCCACTCGATCAGTTTCAACGCAAGTTCAGGGAAGTAGAGGGCAGCCATGAGCAGTAAATTACACGGCCTCGTATGGGAAGCATGCGCTTTCAAAGGGCTGATAATCTCAGAAATAGCGGTCATGGCTCGCCTGGCAGATTTCAGTAATGACGAAGGTGTGTCATGGCCAGCGGTAACCACTATTCAGCGACAGATCGGCGCCAAGAGCGAGAATACTGTCCGCAGCGCTATCAAAAAGCTTCAGGCTAAAGGCTGGCTGAAGAAGCAGGAACGGCGCGTGGGCGGAAAGAATAATTCGAACGTTTATAAACTCAATGTTGACATGCTGGAACGTGCAGCAGCTGAAGCAAAAATCTTCTACGCAACGCCACGTGAACAATCAAAATTTGATGCCTCAGAATTTGAGGGTTCAAAATTTGAGGGGTCAAATTCTGATGCCTCAAATAATGGGTCTGTACCCCCTCAAATATTGCGGGAGGACCCCTCAATGGTTGAAGGCGATCCGTCATTAGATCCGTCATTAGATCCGTCATCTAAAAAACCTTCTTGTCGGGCTCCTGCGGAACCCGACGATAAGCCGGATCCTGAAGTTGTTATTACCGATAACGCGATCGAAGTTCTGGCACACCTGAATCTGGTCAGCGGTTCCCGTTACCAGAAATCTAAGACCTCACTGGAGAACATTCGCGCGCGCCTCCGCGAAGGTCATACCGTTAGCGACTTGAAACTGGTAATCGACGTCAAACATGAGCACTGGCATGGCAACGACGAGCAATACCAGTACATGCGACCCGAGACACTTTTCGGCCCTAAAAAATTCGAGGGATATCTGCAAAGCGCTATCCGTTGGGATGCCAAAGGCCGCCCGCCAAGGGAGTTGTGGGACAAAACCAGACCGCGGGATGTTAATTCAATTAGTCCAGTACAAACCACTATTCCACGGGGGTTCCGGGGATGAACATAGCCAAGTCGATCTTTGAATTTATTGAGAAGAATCCAGGCAAAATGCTGCGCGATATCACTGCGGCATTTCCTGAAACCAAACCGGTAACAGTGAAGAGCGCTGTTCATCGCCTGTACTACGACGGGGAACTTGCCAGCGTTGAAGTTACTGGTGGGTTTATCTACTTCGTAGCGGGATCCATCGATATTGAAGAGTACCTGCCTGGTGGGCTTTCGGGGGAGATTCTTGCCCTTGAAGCGACAGCCAAAAAGCTGGAAGAGAAACGCTATTACCGCCGTGCGGCGACGGTATGGCAGCAACTTTGTGACAGCAACTGTACGGCTAAAGCAAGAGAGCGGTACCTGCGTCTTAAGAATGCTTCTGTTCGAAACGCCAGAAACATGAATGATTCCGCCGGGTCATGCTATCTGGCAGGAAATTACTGCGGAGGTGACTTGTGCTCCGATTGAAGAAGATTTTGATAAGTCTCCGGCGCCTTGTGCGTTTGCATCACTGGCGTTACTGGTGGCAGCACGACGTTATTTTTCGCAGAAAATACGCACTCCTCAGAGATGACCTTTTCAGCTTTGATCGCCGTTACTGGTTACTGAGAGCACTTGTTGATGCTGATCAGCGCAGGGGAAAACTATGAGTCAGGAAGTACAAGAAGCTATGACCGCAGAAGAGCAAACTTTGACAAAAACCATCAACCCTTATTGCCTGGCACTTGAGGAACAGCGCCAGCGCAGTGCGCATTATTTGAAAGAGGTTGGCGATCAATGGCGGACACCAGATCTGCTGTTCTGGGGCGTTAACGCTATGTTTGGCCCGCTGGTACTGGACCTGTTTGCAGACGACAGCAATACAAAATGTCCGGCATGGTATACCGCTGAAGATAATGCGCTGACGCAGGACTGGTCTGGTCGTTTGGTAGAACTCGGAGGAGCTGCCTTTGCTAATCCGCCGTACAGCCGTTCGCAGTACCATGAAAAACAAGCCATCACTGGCATGACTCATATTATGAACTATACCGCCGAGCAGCGTGAAAAGGGTGGTCGTTACATTTACCTCGTGAAGTCAGCAACAAGTGAAACATGGTGGCCGGAATATGCCGATCACATCATGTTTATTCGTGGTCGTATTGGATTCGATCTCCCAACGTGGTTTGTGCCGGCCGACGAAAAGCAGAAGCCCACCAGCGCATTCTTTGCCGGGGCCATTGCGGTATTTGATAAGACCTGGCGCGGTGAACATTTTAGCTATATCGATCGCGTTGAGCTGGAAGCAAAAGGGCGCGCAAGTATGGTGCTGGCTGAGTTTGCTGCAGGAAAATTCCTGTCACCAGTTTCGCCAGTTCAGTCTCCTGAAGTGATCATCCCCGATGCTGTTGCATCATTGGCTGAGCCTGAATCCCGGATCTGGCCACTGGAAGTTGGACTCGTCTTTGGACAGGTACAAGGCGCAGAGGATCTGGAGTTCTCCCAGCAGAACAAGCTGAAGGCCCACATTAACCAGTTGTGGCTGGAGCGCGTGCCCACCAGCGAAATCATCACCGTTGCTGGTGGGCTGGTCGGCAGCATGAGGGGGACCGCTCATGCGTGAGATTATTGTCGATAATTTTGCTGGTGGCGGTGGCGCCAGTACAGGTATTGAGCTGGCGATAGGGCGTAGCGTTGATATCGCGATTAACCACGATGTTAACGCCGTTGCTATGCACCGCACTAACCATCCCGACACGCTTCACTATTGCGAAAGTGTGTTTGATGTATCCCCATTAGCCGCTACCAGTGGCAAGCCTGTCGGCCTGGCATGGTTCTCGCCTGACTGTCGTCACTTTTCTAAAGCGAAAGGTGCTAAACCAGTAGAGAAAGCTATTCGAGGGCTGGCATGGATCGTCATTCGTTGGGCGCTGGATGTTGGCCCGCGAGTCATGATGCTGGAAAACGTCGAAGAGTTTAAAACGTGGGGTCCGTTACTCGCGGCAGAAATGCGACCGGATCCGGCACGCATCGGTGAAACTTTCAATGCATTTGTCGGGATGCTTACCACCGGTATTCCAGCAGATCATCCTGCACTGGTGGAGTGTTGCGAGTTTCTGGAGTTTTCACCGGATAGCGAGCAGGCCAAGCGCTTAATTGCCGGGCTGGGTTATGTCGTCGATTTTCGCGAGCTGCGCGCCTGCGATTATGGCGCGCCGACCATCCGTAAGCGGTTCTTCATGGTGATGCGCCGGGACGGGAAATCGATAGTCTGGCCGGAAGCCACGCACGGGGATCCGAAGTCTGCCGCCGTGCTGGCGGGCCAGCTGGAGCCGTGGCGTACAGCTGCGGAATGCATAGACTGGTCAATCCCCGCGCCGAGCATCTTCGGTCGCAAAAAGTCACTGGCAGAGAATACGCTAAAACGGATTGCCCGCGGCATTCAGCGCTTTGTTATCGAAAGTGCTTCGCCATTCATCGTGAAGTGCAATCACACAACGACACGTGGCAAATATGACTGTTTCCGGGGACAGGCGCTGGACGATCCGCTACAGACGATTACGAAAACCCACGGCTACGCAATTGCGGTACCTCATCTGACAAAATTCCGAACCGGCGCTACCGGGCAGGAAGTCACCGATCCGTTGCCGACGGTGACGGCCGGTACCGCAAAACGCCCGGGCGGGAATGGTCACGCTCTGGGTATTGTTGAAGCAGAGCTGGCGCCGTTCCTGGCTGGCAATGGCGGCAGCGAGTACCAGGCTAAACCACGCCCGCTAGATAAACCCGCTCACACCATCCTGAAAGAATCACGCGCCTGTGTCGTCGCTCCGGTTATCGCCCGGCAGTTCGGCGCCAGCATCGGACACCGTGCGGATGAGCCTAGCGCAACAATCACCGCGGGCGGTGGCGGTAAATCGCAGCTGGTAGTGCCGACGCTCATTCAAACGGGATACGGGGAACGGCCAGGCCAGGCACCTCGTGTGCCAGGACTGGATAAGCCACTGGGTACCGTTGTGGCTGGTGGCGGGAAACATGCGGTTGTTGGGGCATTTCTGGCAAAACACTATGGCGGGAACTACCAGGGCACCGGTATTGACCTGGACGAACCTACTCACTCAGTTACTACTGTCGATCATCATGCGCTGGTTACTGCTCAGGTTGTTGGTGTCGGCGGTTGCGCTGGGCAGAGCAGGCCACGTGACGTTAGCGAGCCACTGCAAACCATGACGACAAAGGCTGATGCCGCAATGGTTACGTCTCATCTGGTCAAGCTCCGCGGTACTTGCCGTGACGGCCAGCCTACTGACGAGCCGATGCCGACTATCACTGCCGGCGGCCAGCACGTAGGGGAGGTTAAAACGACTCTGGCGGTCGAGGACTACGACGAAGAGCGCGCGCAGCAGGTGCTGGCGTTCCTGCAGGAATACTGCGGAGAGGAATGCACCGGGCTGGTGGAAATCGGCGGAGTGACTTACCGCATCGTTGATATCGGCATGCGCATGCTGCAGCCACACGAACTTTACCGGGCGCAGGGCTTCCCCGAGTGGTACATCATTGACCAGGATTACCGCGGCGTGAAGTACGCGAAAGATAAGCAGGTCGCGCGCTGTGGCAATGCCGTTCCGCCACCGTTCGCCGAAGCGCTGGTACGCGCCAACTTACCCGAAATGTGCGTGAACAGAGAGGAGCAGGCAGCATGACTTCCTTGACCTTAAGGCAGCAGGAGGTCCTTGACCTCCTGATCGAATATCAGCGTAAACATGGTTTTCCGCCTACAACTTACGAACTGACCGGCATGCTGGGGTGCCGGTCCCCCAATGCAGCAGCAACACACCTTAAGGCGTTGGAGAAAAAGGGTGTTATCACAATCACCCGCGGGGTTTCTCGCGGTATCAGTATCACCCCTTCGCTGTTGGCCAGAGAAATATCGGTCAATCTCAACAGCATCGTAAAAGTGAAACTTAATGAAGTTTCCCTCAGACATTTGGAAAAACAACACGAGCAGAATCGAATCCAGCACCCGGCGATCTTCGGAGACTTTTCGCCCCCGGTAACAGACGAAAATGGCTATACGTCAATGACCCTGTGGAGCCTCATGTCTGACCTTGGCCCGCTCTGCTATTGCGGAGGAGATGTTCCGTTTGAGTTGAAAATAGTGCTGGAGGCAGAATGAAATTTTTACTTCCATTCCCGCCCAGCGTGAACACCTACTGGCGGTCCCCAAATAAGGGGCCCGCAAAAGGTAAACACCTTGTCAGCGCAGCCGGCCGTAAATTCAAACATGCAGTACGGTCAGCGATCATTGAGCAACTGCGTGCAATACCAAAACCATCTACCGCGCCAGCAGCAGTAGAAATTATTCTCTATCCGCCAGACTATCGCCGGCGTGACCTGGACAATTACAACAAGGCACTTCTTGATGCTTTGACTTATGCCGGTATTCATCCAGCAATACAGCCGTGTCACATCAGAGACTGAAGTGGTGGCAAAGACGATGAAAGCAGTGCAGGAAGCAACTGAAGCGCTGCCGCTCTTTGATACCGCTGCTGAGCAGTCCAGCTAGGCATTACAGCAGGCATTCACTGAGTGCCTGTGATAATGCTCAAGGAACGAAAACATGAACAAAGAACCGCGCATATATGGCAGCAAATGGGACCGTGAGCGTCTTCTATTCCTTCGTGCGCACCCCTTATGCGTCATGTGCCACGAGCAAGGCAGGGTGACAGCCGCCACGGTGGTTGACCACATCATCCCGCATAAACTGAAAGAGGCTCTGCGTTCTGGTGACAGCAAGGCAATAGCGAAAGCGCAAAAGCTTTTCTGGAGCCGGAAGAACTGGCAAGGGCTGTGTAAGCAGCACCATGACTCAACGAAGCAGCGAATGGAGAAGCGCGGCACCGTTATCGGCTGCGATGAAAACGGTATTCCGCTTGATCCAAATTCTCACTGGTTCAGATGACGTCAATTCCATAGGGGAGGGGCGGGTCAAAAGTTCAGAAGTCTGACCCGAAATGACCGCCGCCCATCCTTTTTGTGCACAACCGCGAAATGAAAAGTTTTTTTCCGGGAGGTTCCGATGGCAGGACGACGCCCGAAACCGACCCACCTCAAAGTGGTCTCAGGCAACCCGGGCAAACGTAAACTCAACGATAAAGAACCGACTCCGGCGCGAGAAATTCCAAGCCCGCCGGCGCACCTGACCGACTGGGGAAAGGTTGCCTGGGGAAGGTTGACTGTTCTCCTTGACGGGATGGGGGTTTTAACGGTTGCCGACACCTTAGCCCTTGAACGGCTATGCGATATTTACGCTGATATTCTTCAGTTGCGCGACACCATCGCAGTAGAGGGAAGAACCTATACCGTCCAGACCGAGGGTGGTTTTCTTATCAAAGCTAACCCGGCCGTTTCGATGTTGGCCGATGCCGACCGCCGTTTTAAAAGTTACCTGGTTGAATTCGGTCTGACGCCAGCGGCAAGGACGAAGGTGAAAGTGAATGGCGAAGACCCCGAAGAGGACACGCTCGACAAGTTCTTCGGTTGATCCTGCAACCCAATATGCGATGGATGTAACCTCGGGCAAAGAACTGGCTGGTCCTGACATACGTAACTCATGCCAGCGCCACCTTAACGATCTGCAGTCATGTCATGCCCGTGGTCTGCACTGGGATGTTGAGGCGGCGCAACGCTCGATTGACTATTTTGCGAAAGTTCTGAAGCTCAATGGTGGTGATTTCGAAGGCGAGCCTTTCGTGTTGCTGCCATGGCAGTGCTTCATCGTCGGTTCGATTTTTGGCTGGAAAAACGCCAGAGGTTTTCGCCGGTTCCGAATGGTCTATGTGGAGTCCGGGAAGGGATCCGGTAAATCCCCTCTGTCTGCGGGTATAGGGCTTTACTGTCTCACTGCGGATAAAGAAGCACGCGCTGAAGTTTATGCCGCTGCCACGAAGAAAGACCAGGCAATGGTCCTTTTCCGTGATGCGGTGGCGATGGTCGATCAGTCTCCAGCTCTTTCCGCACGTATTCAGAAATCAGGTGGTGCCGGGAAGGAATGGAACCTGGCTTTTCTTCAGTCTGGTTCCTTCTTTCGTCCAATCAGTTCAGATGACGGACAGTCCGGCCCGCGACCGCATTGTGCTCTTATTGATGAAGTTCACGAGCATAAAAGCAATCAGGTTGTTGAAATGATGCGTGCCGGTACCAAAGGTCGTCGGCAGGCGCTGATTTTCATGATCACCAACAGTGGGCACGATAAAACGAGCGTCTGCTATGACTATCACGAATACGGCCGAAAGGTTTCTGCCGGTTCGATAGAAGATGACAGCTTTTTTGCCTTCATTTGTTCTCTGGATGAAGGAGACGATCCTTTCAAGGATGAGTCCTGCTGGAAAAAAGCTAACCCTTCGCTGGGTCACACCTTTGAAGAAAGCTATCTTCGTGAGCAGGTGACTCAGGCCCGCGGGATGCCTTCGAAAGAGAGCATCGTCAGACGTCTTAACTTCTGTCAGTGGGTTGACGCGGCTAATCCGTGGATGAGCAGTGATGTCTGGATGGGTTGTGAGGAGAGCTTTGATCCAGATGAACTGGAAGGTGAGGAATGCTATGGCGGTTTAGACCTGTCCGGATCGCGTGATTTGACGGCACTGGCGTTGTTTTTTCCAAAACAACGTAAGTTGCTGGTGGAGTTCTGGACCCCGAAAGATACGTTACTGGAACGGGCCAAAACGGACCGGGTACCTTATGACGCCTGGGAGCGAGATGGTCACATCCACACCACTCCTGGCAAAGCAGTGAAATACGGCTTTGTTGCCCAGCGCATTGCAGATCTGACTCAGAAGTTTGATATCAAGGCCATCGCCTTCGACCAGTATCGCATTAAATATCTTGAGCCGGAGCTTGAGGAAGCATCTGTTTCTGTTCCCTTAATCCCTCATGGGCAAGGGTATTACAAAGCGAAAGATTCCGGGCTGTGGATGCCTCACTCCATCGAATTGTTTGAAGAGTTGCTTGATGACAGCGTCATTATCATCAGGACGAACCCTTGTCTTCGCTGGAATGCGGCTTCAGCAGTGACGGAGGCTGATCAGAAAGAAAACCGAATTTTTGCCAAGAAAAAAAGTACCGGGCGTATCGACGGCATTGTAGCGGGCGCTATGGCAATCGGTGCCTCCGAAGGCTATGAGGATGATTCTGGCGATATCGACGACTTTTTCAGTAATCCCATCATTGTGTGAGTCACCATGAATAAAGATAAGAAGCCAGGCCGGATAAAAAGCGCCGTTCGCCGGTGGCTCGGCGTACCCATCGCACTTACAGACGGTGAATTCTGGGCTGCTTATGCTGGTGGGCAGTCCGCAGCAGGCAAATCCGTTACGGTTGATAAAGCCCTGCAGTTATCGGCAGTGTGGTCATGTGTAAGGCTGTTATCCGAAACCATCGCGACTTTGCCTGTAGGTTTTTACGAAAAAACGGCTGATGGTCGCCAGAGTGCAAATGATCACCCGCTTTATGAGCTCCTCCATAATCAGCCGAATGCTGACATGACCGCTGTGGAGTTCTGGGAAATGATCATGGCCAGCCTTCTTTTATGGGGGAATGCTTACGCGGAAATCGACCGTACCGGAAAGCGTATTACCTCGCTTGTACCGCTCAGGCCAGAAAGGATGAAGGTTGATTTAAGTAGCAGCGGAGATCCTATTTATACCTACCGTGACTGGCCTTCAGGTACATCCCGAAACATTAATGAACGGGACATCATGCACATCCGTGCGTTCAGCACCAATGGTGTCATGGGCCTGTCACCTGTCAGTTATGCCCGACAGACACTTGGTCTGGCAATGGCAACAGATGAAGCCAGCGCAAAAGTTTTTAAAAATGGTATGCGGCCCAGTGGCGTTCTCTCAATGGATCAAATCCTGAAAAAAGAGCAGCGCAATGAAGTACGTGAAAGCATGGTTGAACAATTTTCTGGATCTATGAATACCGGGAAAATGATGGTTCTTGAAGCGGGAATGAAGTTTCAGCCAGTTGACCTCAACCCGGAAGACGCCCAGATGCTGCAGTCCAGGGCATTCAATATCGAAGAGATTTGTCGGTGGTTCAGAGTATGGCCGGGGTTGATTGGACACAGTGCCCAGGGGCAGACAATGTGGGGAAGTGGCGTCGAACAGATGCTGATTGGCTTTTTAACGTTTTCACTTCGTCCATGGCTTACCCGTATTGAGCAGGCGATTCGTAAAAGCCTCCTGGCTCCGGGAGAAAGAAATAAGTACTTCGCAGAGTTTTCCATCGAAGGTCTCTTACGTGCCGACAGCGCCGCCCGTGCCGCTTTTTACTCAACGATGACCCAGAACGGTCTGATGACTCGCAATGAAGCACGGCAAAAAGAAAACCTTCAGCCAAAACCTGGCGCTGACCAACTAACCGTTCAATCTAACCTGCTGCCGATAGATCAGCTTGGCAAGTCCGGCGACAGTGAATCGGCCAAAAACGCACTGCGGGAATGGCTTGGCATTAAATCAGAGGAGACGCCGGAATGTACCGGAAAAACGCAGCCATGAAAGTAAAGGCATTCAACTTCGATATTAAGGCCGTCAACGATGACGGCCTTTTTTCTGGATACGGTTCTGTCTTCGATGTTGTCGATAGTTACAACGAAGTCGTGGCGCCGGGTGCGTTCCTCGAAAGCATCGAGGAAACACGGGCGAAGGGGAGAACGTTCCCGGTTCTCTGGCAGCATCGCACCGGCGAACCCATCGGGAACTGGGACATCTCGACCCTGAAAGAAGATAAACATGGGCTTTTTGGTGAAGGGGCCCTGTGGCTTGAAGACGCGGCCTACGCGAAAACCGCCTGGCGGGGCATGAAAACCCGTGCCATTACAGGCCTTTCCATTGGCTATTACGTCCGTGAGTCAAATTACGATGAGAAAACCCGGATCCGCACCTTAACGAAGCTCGACCTGGTTGAAATCTCCATTGTTACCGTGCCGGCCAATGATGATGCGCGTATTGACGTCATTAAGTCGAAGCTGTCACACGGTGATCTTCCTTCCTTACCTGAATTTGAGAAGTTCCTGCGAGAGGCAGGTTTCTCGAAAAGTCAGTCCGCCGCGGTCGCCTCCCGCGGACTGTCCTATCTGCTTGACCGGAGTGAGTCCGGGGGCGAAGACGGCGAAACCAAAGCGGCTATTGCGGCGATGCGCCAGCAACTGAGCCAGTTTTCTCTCCCAAAAATTCTCTAAGGGATTTATATGTACCAGAAAAAATCGGCTGACGATCAGCCACAAAGTATTGGCGAAATCTCCTCCCAGCTCACCATGGTGATTGATCAGGTCAAAAACTTCGGCGAAGACGTGAAGAGAAAAATGGAGGCAGGAGAAACCGTTTCGCTGGAACTGAAACAAAGAACGGACGAAAGCATTAATCAGATGAACGAGCTGAAAGAACGTCTCACTGAGCTGGAGCAAAAAAGTGCACGCCGCCCGAACGATGCACCTGCACAGCGAAAATCGCTCGGTGAGCTGGTGGTCGAAAGTGAAGAGTTCAAAGGCATGGACAGTTCGGCCCGTAAGAGCATCCGCGTTAAGCTGGAACAGAAAGATATTATGAACGAGCCGGCGACTACGGGCACTGGCGTGAGCACAACCAACAGTCTGGTGGTCTCCGATCGTGTTCAGGGCATTATCGCCCCGCCGGAACGCACTCTGACCATCCGTAATCTGCTTATCCCCGGTAATACCGCATCTAACGGTATTGAATTCGTTCAGGAAACGGGGTTTACCAATAATGCTGCAGCTGTGGCGGAAGGTGCTCTGAAGCCAAAATCAGACATTAAGTTTGAGTTGAAAAGTGCGCCGGTTCGTACCATTGCGCATTATTTTAAAGCGTCCCGTCAGATCCTGGACGATGCGCCCGGTCTGGCCAGTTATATCGATGGCCGTGCTCAGTATGGTCTTCGCTTTAAAGAGGAGCAGCAGTTGCTGAGCGGCGATGGCACCGGCGCGAATATCCTCGGTATTCTGCCGCAGGCAACAGAATTTGCTCCAGCGCTTACCCTGTCCAACGCCACGCCGATCGACCGTCTTCGCCTGGCTGTTCTGCAGGCCGTTCTTGCAGAATATCCGGCGTCTGGTTTTGTACTGAACCCTATTGACTGGGCAGGCATCGAGTTAACCAAAGATAACGAAGGCCGCTACATCATTGCGCAGCCGGTCAATGGTGGTGTTCCACGTATCTGGGGTCTTCCTGTTGTGGAAACTCAGGCTATGGCGCAGAACAACTTCCTAACTGGAGCCTTCAACATGGCTGCGCAAATCTTCGATCGCATGGATATCGAAGTGCTGCTCTCCACTGAGAACGAAGATGACTTTATTAAAAACATGGTCACCATTCGTGCGGAAGAGCGTCTGGCGTTAGCAGTTTATCGTCCGGAAGCATTTGTCACCGGTAATGTAACCGCTTCTGGCGGCTGACAATTCAGGGCCGCTTAGCGGCCCTCTCTTTCTGAGGAGATTGTGATGGCCAGAAAAAATGTGGATGAACCGTCTGTATCCGACGGTAAAAATGCGGCGCCAGAACCCACTGAGGCCGGGACTATTCAGGTTCAGCCTGTCCGGCGTTTTATGGATGGCGATATTTTCAGGACGCCCGCCGATGATCCTTTTCATGTCTCTCGCTTACGTGCTGCCGAGCTCAAAGGTAACGGGCTGGTGACGATAGTTGGTGAAGTCCCTGATAACAAAATGAACCGCGCCCCCGAAACCAAAGGGTAATGGTTATGACGGTAATCAACACTGAAACAGCCATGGAACATCTCAGGCTGGATGATGAAATCGATAAAACGATGGTGGAGGGGTATCTTGCCGCTGCGGAGGATGCTGCTATGCAGTTTCTTAACCGTCGCTTTTTTGCTGACCAGGCTGCTCTGGATAGTGCTGTTGAGAATGAAAGTGCCGGCGATCGTCCGCTTATCATCACGCCCTCCATTCAGAGCGCGGTTCTTCTTATAGTGGGCTGGTTGTATGAAAACCGCGGGGATGATCTGAGTCCTGATATCCCAGGACCCGCACGCTGGTTGCTGAATCCCTGGCGAATTCAAATGGGTGTTTAGCCGGAGGGGATGATGAAAATTGGACCAATGCGGCATCGGATCACCATCCGAAATTTTATTGCTACGCGAACACCGAGTGGTCAGCCAACAGAAGAGTGGTCTGACGGCGCCACTATCTGGGCAGAGGTAAAGGGAATCAGTGGACGAGAGAACCTGACAGCAGGAGCAGAAAGGGCAGATGCTACAGTTCGTGTCTGGGTTCGATATCGCAATGATATTTCGGCATCATCGCGGCTTCTTGTCCTGAACGGCCCCTACAAAGGAGTGACATTGAATGTCACCGGGCCTCCGGTGCCAGATAGCAAAGGTACCCGGCTGGAAATTCTCTGCAAACAGGGGACCGAAAAATGATTGATGTGAATCTGGATTTTTCCGGCTTAGAGGATATCGCCCGAGACCTGCAAATCCTCAGCAAAGCCGAAAACAACAAAGTCCTCCGGGACTCTACTCGGGCCGGGGCTGAAGTCCTCCGACAGGAAGTGATTGATCGGGCTCCTGAGCAAAGCGGAAAACTGAAGAAAAACGTTGTTGTCGTCACCCAGAAAAGCCGTCGCCGTGGGGAAATCGCATCGGGGGTGCATATTCGTGGCGTTAACCCGCGAACGGGGAACAGCGACAACACCATGAAGGCCAGCAACAAGCGGAATGCTTTCTACTGGCGCTTCGTGGAGCTGGGAACATCTACGGCCCCGGCACATCCTTTTGTTCGCCCCGCTTTTGATACCCGACAGGAAGAGGCCGCAAAGGTAGCGATGGAGAGAATGAACAAGGCGATCGATGAGGTGCTGGCGAAATGACAGAGGATGATATCTATACCCTGCTGTCGCCGCTGGCAGACGGGCGGGTTTATCCGTATGTGGTGCCGCTTGGCAGCGACGATTTACCCGCAGTGGCCGCTCCTTACATCATTTTCTCGATACCGACTGATGTTGCCGGGGATGTGTTCTGTGGGCAGGCCGAATCGACGCTGCACATTCAGGTAGACGTGTGGGCAGAAACTAACGATGAGGCCAGGGCGTTGCGGCTTGAGGCCCTTTCCCGGCTGGAAGTGCTTTCACCTACCCAAGTAACCAAAATCCCCGGCTACGACACTACAACCCACTTGCATCGGGCAACGCTTGAAATAACGGTCATTGCCTGACAGGAACCAATCCAATCTGACCGCCGCTGGCGGTTTTTTCATTTATGGAGGCTGCAATGTCAGCATTGTACGAACGCGCCCAAAAAACGGTAGTAATGATTACATCAGTGCCGGTCACTGCGGAAGAGCTGGCATCGGCGACCTGGCTCAACCTGAGTTGTACCATTAAACAGGCCAGTTTTACCGCTGGTCAGAAAAACGATATTGACGTGACAACGCTATGCTCCGAAGAAACGGAGAATATCAACGGACTCCCGGCACCGTCTGAGATGTCTCTCTCCGGTAACTTCTACCGCAACCCGGCGCAGGATACGCTGCGTACTGCTTACGATAATGACGGCGTATACGGCTTTAAGGTTGTGTTCCCTTCCGGGAATGGCTTCCTGTTCCGCGCCGAAGTTCGTCAGCATACCTGGGATTCACAGACCAACGGTGTTGTTGCTGCAACGTTCTCTCTGCGTCTGAAAGGTAAGCCCAGCAATATTGATTCGACAGGTATTCTGTCATTCATCAACGATCTTTCACCTTCGCTATCAGTAGCGGCAGGAAGCGCCCTGACAATGGGTGTGGTCATCCAGGGTGGCACTGCACCTTATACCTACGTCTGGAAAAAAGGTTCGTCAACCGTCAGCGGGCAGACCAGCGCAACGTTTAATAAGGCCAGTGCAGTTTCTGGTGATGCCGGTGTTTACTCCTGTGTAGTCACTGACTCTGCCACTCCGGCGAACGTTATCACCTCATCTGACTGCACCGTCACCATCAGTTAATGGAGCGCCGGGAAACCGGCGATAAACTTAATGTCAAAACAGAATCTTAAAGCGCTGGCGCTGGCCCCGATGGCGGGTTTTCGTAAAAAAGAAGTCACCGTTCCGGAATGGGAAAACGCCAAAGTTATCATTCGTGAACCATCGGCTGAGGCCTGGATTCGCTGGCAGGGGATTGCCAGCCCGGAACAACCAAAACTACCGGAAGGGCAGGAAGCGTCAGAGGTGCCAGAACTGACCCCTTCAGAACGCGCGTTCCGCACGATGCGGGCAGATGTCACACTCTTCATTGATATTCTGCTGGATACCGACCTGCAGTACGTTTTCACCGTCGATGATACCGAACAGGTTGAAGCAATTTATGGCCCTGTCCATTCCCGGTTGCTGAAACAGGCGCTTGATCTCATTCGTGATGCGGATGATGCCAAAGCAAAGTAAAAATGCCTGGCATGCAGTTCCTGATGGCGCTGGCGCTCCGGATGGGCCGCACGCTGGGCGAACTGCGACAAACCATGACGGTTGGCGAATTCAGAATGTGGGCTGAATTCGACCGTATCAGCCCGATCGGTGATATCCGTGGCGATATTCTCAATGCCCAGCTGGTTTCAGCGATGTACGGGGCGCAGGGCGGTAAAGTCACCATCGAAGATGCTCAACTCAAGTGGAGCACAGAAGAGGATGAGGTAATCGACAGTGGCGATCCATTTGCCGGATTAGAGGCCGCTTTGCTCGCAGCATCGGAATAAAGTTGAATCGTCTCCAGCCTCGCTTCAACGCGGGGCTTTTTTATACCCCAATTTCACCGCGCATCTCACGCGCACTTCACACAGAACCTTTCAGGATGAGCCTTGAGGATACCGGCTGGCTGTCGGTGCCTTTCTGTGGGCCGGATTCCTGTGAGACAAGGTTCATCACTAAAAGGTAATACCGATATGTCTAACATTGTCCCCATGAATTATGATGACCATTCATTCCCTTTTGCTTCTGATTGCTGGTTTAATGCCACAGTTGCTGCAAAGCATCACGGGAAGAGAGTGAAGAACTGGACAATTCTGGAGTCAACAAGGGATTACGTTGTCGAGTTGGCGCAAGAGCTTGATATTGAAACATTCAATTCTAAAGGGCAGATTTCTACCCTTTTAATTAGGATTGAGAAAGGCCGTTATGGCGGCACATGGATGCATCCAGAGTTGGCGGTTGAGTTCGCCCGTTGGTTGTCAGTCAAATTCGCCCGTGCCTGCGACCGCCACATTAAAAATTTGCTGCTAAGTAAAAATTTTCAGCTCACTGAAGATCAGATTGTCGGCCTCATGGTCTGCCAGCAACCCAGTTCCTGGGAAAAAAGGTTTAAAGACCCGTTCTATCAGGCACTGTCGAAAATGTCCGGCATTCCTTATTTTGGTCATGTCGGAGGATGTCCGGCGTTGTTCGGTCAGATAACCGCTCGCTGGGTCTACGGTGTAGCACTTCCTGATTATGTTTATCAGGCAGCTAAACAGGCAGCTGGCAACAGCAAGGAGAAGATTCATCAGCATCTTAAGCCGGATGCGCTGGAGAAGGTCGAGCAGCAACTGATCGCCGTCACAAATATTGCCAGTTGCAGCATTGACCAGAAGGACTTTGAGGCCCGTTGTATGGCTGCCTTTCCTGTCAAAGGGCAGATGAAGCTGCTGTATGCGGCGGCATAAACATGAATAACCGAATCGTTGAGTGCGCCTCCAGAGCGGGGCGCGACTTCTCGGAGTTCATGAAAGGCGAGAAGAACATGATGGAGGCGCTGCGGTCTGCGGAGGGATTCACCGAGCAGTTACGCATTCACGGCTGCGTTAATCACCACTTCGTCAATTTCATGATGATGAAAGCGATAATGAAGGTGTTCGATGATATTCAACGCGAGGAGCAGCGTGAAGAGCGCCGAAGAAAACGAGCAGAAAAGAAAGGCAAATAGCCCACCCGTGTGGGCTTTCATCTGGAGATGACAATGCTCTTACATATCACCCTGAACTCAGGCAGAACAATGCGCGGTGGTCTTACGCAGTCCATTATTGAAATTTGCTCTGTTTCATTTGGAGCTAAAACGCTATATCAAGAGGGGGAGATCAAAAGCCACCGCGTGGTTTCATGGCGTCCGGTTCATAACAAAGGCACCGAAGGGATCATTTTTCTTCATGAAACAGATATTGCCGTTGTTAAATCTAATGATGGAACGGTGCTTCATGAATGGTGTGGTGCGGAAGGTCAGAAGCAAGAACACAAGGCGGTCAAGAGCGGCGATCCCTTTGCCGGCTTAGAAGCCGCTTTGCTCGCGGCTTCTCAGTGACAATACATACGCGACGGTTTAGGATCCCCTACTGTGAACCACAAAGGGGGGATTATGAAGAAAATACTAATTATGATTGTTTGCATTCCTTTAATTAATGCATGCAAGCCATCTGAAAAAGATTTTATTTCTATTGGGGAAGCCGTTGTTAGAGAATCACTGAAAGATCCTGATAGCGCTAAGTTTGAATCTTTTTATCACAAGGTTGGCGACAATGATGGATACGTATGTGGGAATGTTAATGCAAGAAATTCTTATGGTGGATATACAGGAAGAAAAGAATACTTTGTATTTATAGAAACGGAAAGCGGTAAGCTTAAAAATAACGGGCCAGTAACCATCGTAAGTGATAGCGATAGTAACGCATTAGAAAAATATAAACTTTTCTGTCAATAAGTTAAATCCTCAAAAAGACCTCGCCTTAGCGAGGTCTTTTTATTTCAGGAGAAAAATAAATGGCAACCCTGCGTGAACTTATTATTAAGGTCTCAGCAAACTCTCAGTCATTTCAGACAGAGATCGCCCGCGCTTCACGCATGGGGCAGGATTATTATAAAACCATGCAGAATGGTGGTCGTCAGGCCGCAGTCGCAGCAAAGGAAAGCCAAAAGGCTCTTTCCGAATTAACGGATGGATTTGCTTCTGCTGGTCGGGCCGCCACGGCAGCAGCAGCTGCATTTGCTACTGGTAAATTAGTTCAAATTGCTGACCAGTGGAACTCCGTGAACGCAAGGCTTAAACAGGCCTCAGTTTCCTCAAACGATTTCACTCTATCTCAGACTCGTTTAATGGCGATCAGTCAAAGTACTGGTACGGCTTTTACCGATAACGCCAATCTATTTTCGCGTGCAGCTGCATCCATGCGTGAATTTGGCTACAGCTCAGATGAAGTAATCAAAATCACCGAAGCGGTATCAACAGGACTTAAACTATCCGGTGCTAGTTCTGAAGAGGCCGGCTCTGTTATTACCCAGTTTAGCCAGGCTCTTGCTCAAGGTGTTTTGCGTGGCGAGGAGTTTAATGCAGTTAACGAATCTGGGGATCGTGTTATCCGTGCCTTGGCTGCTGGTATGGGGGTTGCCCGAAAAGACCTTAAAGCAATGGCGGATCAGGGGCAACTCACGATAGATAAAGTCGTACCAGCTTTAATCAGTCAGTTAGGTGTGTTACAGGGGGAGTTTTCCTCGCTACCGCCGACAGTTTCCGGTTCAATGCAAAAAGTCACTAACTCCTTTATGGCATGGGTTGGTGGGGTGAACCAGGCGACTGGCGCGACAGATGCACTTTCTGGTGGCCTTGATGGGTTGGCAAAGACCCTGGATTCTCTTACATCATCCGCTGTCAGCGGGGCCCTCAGTGACGTAGCAGATAATATGTCACTGGTTACCACCGCAGCAGGTGGTCTGGTTGGGATTGGATTAGCACGGTATCTTGGCGGGATTGTTACCAGCGCAAGCAGTGCTACTGGCGCACTTATTTCAGCCGCAAAATCTGAGGTAGCTCTTGCAGTAGCCCAGGAAAAAGCCGCGCAATCTTCTGTTGCCGCCTCCCGCGCCGCAGTTTACCGGGCCCAGCAGGCCCTTCAAAGTGCGAAAAGTGCAGATATTCAGGCGGCTCAACAGGAGAGGGTTGCGGCCGCAGAATCAAGGGTTACCGCGGCACATGGGCGATTGACTACAGCACTTGCCACCGGGACAGCTACAGAAAAAGTACGAGCACGAACCGCTCTGGAGCGAGCTCAGGCCGGGCTTGTGGCTGCGAAAAATGCCGATGCACAGGCTGTTGCAGAAAGAAAATTGGCTGCAGCTCAGTCCGCTCTTAGTCGTAATATTGCAGGCCGGGTTTCTGCTCAAAATAATCTTAACAGCGTTACCTCTGTCGGTACCCGCTTAATGAGCGGCGCCCTTGGCCTGATCGGTGGTGTACCTGGGTTAGTTATGCTGGGTGCTGGAGCATGGTATGCAGTTTACCAAAGCCAGGAACAAGCAAGAAGATCAGCGCAGGAATACGCCAAAAATATTCAAGAGGTAAAAAATAATATCACATCAATGAGCTTGCCAGAATCATCTGATAATTTAGATAAAACACGCAAGTCACTTAATGAGCAAAATCGATTAGTATCAGAACAAATTAGTAAAATTAAATCATTAAAAGAAGAAATTTCCGGGTATCAGTATATTCTAGCAAATCCCGGCCCAACAACTAGCGGTGGTTTTATGATAAACCACTTAACTAGTATTGATGATGTAACAAAAGAATTATCTGCTTCAACTACTCAACTTTCTGTAGAGCAAGAAAGATTGAACGAGATGCAAAATCAGTCTAATTCCATACAGGATGTATTGGTTAGCCTAGAAAGGCGGCGAGCAGACCAACTTACAAGAATTTCTACTGCACAAGAACAAACCTATCAATCTCTTTTAATGATGAACGGTGAGCATAGTAGATTTAACCAATTGCTTGGATTAGGAAACCAGCTTTTAATGGAACGGCAGGGCTTAGTTAACGTTCCAATGCGGATGCCTCAGGCTGACTTAACATCACAACAAACGAATGCTCTTGAGAAAAGTCGCCGAGATTTAGCATTATCGAAACTTAAGGGCGAGGCAAAAGAGTTAGCCAGACTTGGTTTTGCCGCCGACGATTTGGGATTGACTAGTGATCCTCAACACCAGACAGGAAGGCAGGAATTAATTAATAATGGAATTGCTGAGTGGAGAAATAATGAATCCAATAAACCCGCCCGGAAAGCGCCTAAAAGCGAAGAATTAAAAGCCGCTGAGAAGACAGAAGATATTTACAAGCGTCTTATTAAACAGCAGGAAGAACAAATTGCTTTGGGAAGCCAGAATACCGAACTGGCTAAAGTAAAATACCAGGTCACGCAGGGTGAGTTAGCCTCTCTTGAGCAAGCTAAAAAAGAAACCCTTCTGCACAATGCTGCGCTTATCGATCAGAAAAACATTGCTGAACAGTTAAAAACGTTCCGTGAGGGGCTGGCTGACAGCAACGCTGCTGCACGCGACAGGGGGAATATTGATTTTCTTGGTGCCGGGATGGGGGATAAGGCCCGTGACCGCATGAAGGAAATGGCGGATATTCGTACTGATTTTCTCAAACAGCAGCGGGACCTGCAGCGGGATTTCAGCAAAGGTCAGATTTCTGAGGACCTGTACAAACAGCAAACGGAAGCGCTACAGGCGGCGCTTACTGAACGGCTCCAGATTCAGGAGGACTACTACAAGAAAACCGATGAACAGCAGTCAGACTGGCGGGCGGGGATCAGCGATTCACTGATGAACTACGCCGATCAGGCTGCTGACCTCAGTTCAATGGCAGCATCAGCGACCAGCGAGATTCTCAATAACACCACGAACTCTATCTCCAACAACCTGACCAGTGTCCTGACTGGTGCGACTTCGTTCAAAGATGGGATGTCAAATATCTTCAGCTCTCTGGGTGAAACGGTGATTAAGACGCTGATCCAGATGGCAACACAGGCGTTAATCACCAAAGCGATTATGGCGTCGTTTGGCGGTGGTGCTGGTGGGATGTTCGGTAGTCTTTTTGGTGGAGCAAGTGGAGCAGCAAGTAGTGGAACTGCGCTGCAAAGCTTCGGATCGTCTTTTGCCTTTAATGCCCTCGGTGGTGTCTACGATTCGCCTTCACTTTCCGCATACAGCGGCGGCGTTTACAGCACTCCGCAGTATTTTGCCTTTGCGAAAGGTGCGGGCGTGTTTGGTGAAGCTGGTCCGGAAGCAATTATGCCGCTGACCCGTGGCGCTGATGGTTCGCTGGGGGTTCGTGCGGTTGGACGTGAGTCACCGGCAGTCCAGGATGCTGCAAGGCAGATTGAGGCGCAACCACGAATCGCGGTCAGTGTTGATGCCCGTAGCACGTTTAGCGGGCAACCTGACGACGCAACAATGCTGGCAGTAGATCGAAGGAATGCTGCACTGGAACGACGCATCATCAACACACTCACTGCTGAAGTAAACAACCCCCAGAAGAAATTCGGACGCGCCATCTACTCCAATCTACAGCCCAAAAAACCAAGATAGACTGCCCGGAGGGAAAGTTAATGGCGGATATTATCTATCCGGATGAGTACCTGCCCATGCCACTTATGGACGGGTACGGTTTTAAGCCCATATCACCTTTACTGCGAACGGAAATGACGTCCGGTCGCGCAAGGCAGCGGCGGCGATACACCTCAACACCCACTCAGGCATCAGTGAAATGGATTTTTCAGACTGATGCGCTGGCGCAGGTGTTTGAGGCCTTTTTCCGGGACGCACTGAAAGACGGACAGTCCTGGTTCTATCTGAGGCTCCAGACCCCGATCGGGGTAAAGCCCTACAAAGCCAGGTTCATTGATATTTACGAAGGTCCGACACTTGTCGCACCGAAATACTGGCAGTACAGCGCAACGCTGGAGTTATGGGAGCGTCCGTTACCGCCTGCCGGGTGGGGCAATTATCCGGAATGGCTCGCTGGCCAGTCATTGCTCGATATTGCACTGAATAAGGAGTGGCCAGAGCATGACGATTCTTGAGCAACTTTATGCCAGTAGCGGCTCTGAAGTCATTCACGACACGTTGCAGATCACGGCAGGTGATCAGAACTACTGGCTTACCCGTGGGTGGGACAATATCACTGTCACATTAGAAGACGGGCAGCAGGCAAATTTTGAGGGATGCGCTATCGATATTGCGTTACCTGCAAGGAATGCCGATGGCACACAAGACCTGAAATTTGCCATCAGTAATGTTGACGGTGTGGTATCTGATGCGATTGACAGAATTCTGGACGAAATGAAATCGGCAACACTGACTTTTCGGCGGTATATCTCCTCTGATTTATCCGCACCTGCGGCATCGCCTTACACCCTTGATGTGAAATCCGGATCGTGGACGGCAACTGCGGTGCAGGTAACTGCCGGATATATGAACATCCTTAAAACGGCCTGGCCGCGTAATCGTTATAACCTGGCTGAACATCCCGGTCTTCGTTACATGTCTTCCTGAGGTATTCACATGTTCCATTCTGATAAATACCTTTCGGTCAAATGGCTGAAGGGCGGGCGCGTTTATCCTGAGCTCGACTGTTTCGGCATTATCAATGAAATCCGCGGCGATCTCCTTCTCCCGTTATGGCCGGATTTTTCCGGTGTGACGAAAGATGAGGGAGGGCTCGATCGTGAGGCCAGGAAGTTTATGAAATCCCTCACACGCTGTGAGCCTTGTGTCGGGGCCGGGGTAGCTTGTTATTCAGGATCAACCGTGACGCATGTTGGTATCGTAGTTTTACTGGATGGCCAGTTGCAGGTTGCAGAATGTAATCCGGGAACCAATGTCACCTTTCTACCTCTTCCGCGATTTGTCCGTCGATTTAACCGTGTGGAGTTCTGGCAATGACGATAAGAATTTACCCTTCCCGGCTCCCCGGAGAACCGCTTGAAACTCATGAGCACGGCAATATTACGCTGCATCAATGGATGGTCAGAAATGTTCCAGGGTACAGCCAGGACAGATCGCACCCAGTTGCCGTTGAATTAAATGGTCGCACACTTCCTCCCGATGAGTGGCCGCTTTGCCAGTTGAGCCCGGACAGCGATGTCAGAATTTATCCTGTTCCCTATGGAACCGGGCTGGAAATTGCCGTCTGGGTTTCTGTTGCGATATCAGCTGCCAGTGCTGTCTACTCTTTGTTCTTCGGGCCGAAAGTCGACCTTGGTGGTTATTCATCGGGTAGCGGTCGTTCGCTGGAGCTAAACCCTGCAAAAGCTAACACGGCGAAACTTGGAGACCCGATACGTGAGGTGTTTGGTCGATGCCGCATCTATCCTGATTATCTGGTTCAACCGGTTACCCGTTTTGACCCGAATGATCCAACGCGAATGACGGTCGAAATGTTTCTTTGCGTCGGGCAGGGGAGATTTTCGTTTACGGGAGGAGATAAACGGATTGGAGAAACCCCGGCAGCCTCGCTGGGTGATGGTTTCAGCGATAAGGTGTACCAGCCAGGAGAGGACGTATCTTCTGATCCGCGAAGCGAAAACTGGTTCAACTCGACAGAAGTCGGCGGAACATCAAGCGGAACAGGGCTGGATATGGCCCAGACCTCGCCTGATTCCGACGATATTATTGCTGACAGCATGACTGTATCTGGGGTATCAGTAACGTTCACAGGACTGGACGCGGATGATGATGACGATGACGACGAGGATGATAACTCTCTGCCTGCAAGTTGGGTCGCAGGAACTATCGTTGAAATTAAAGCCCCCACCAACTTCCTTATTTCCACCTCGTCAGGTTACAGCGTATTTGCCAGCAAGCTACTGACTGAAATCGCGCCGGTGGTTGGGATGCCAGTAACGTTGAGTTTTAACAGTGTTGATTACGATCTCTTTATTGCAGCCTATACGCCGGGGCAGGATGCCGTTCCGGGAGAGGGCGGCAGTGCGGCTAAAATTCAGTCCAGCGCGGCACCGACAACTTACGATTTCTCGCTGGGCAGCACAACGTTTACGGTGACCTGGCACGGCACGACTTATACCGTCTCTCTGGTAGCCGATTATGTCAACATGTCCGGCCTTCTGGCTGCAATTACTGAGGGGCTAACCGGGTCCGGCCTGGTGGCGCAGGATAATGGCGGAACGGTAATGATCGCTGAAGAGACAAGCCCGTTTGCGGGTGGAGAAATCACTTCATCCTCGCTCCCGGTAGCGATCTTTGGCGATGCGCCTGTTTATACCGCAGGCAGTGAATCAACCGGCGGTAGCGCAGCTATCACCGCAAACGTCACATTAGCGTATAACAGCGCGACCGGTACACCTTTTTCGGGGATGCCGGAAGGTACCCAGCGTCTTTCTCTCTCTCATCGGGGTAATGAGTACCAGATAATTTCAACTGATGGCACAACGGCTACCGTTGCGCGTCTGGTTAATGGTGCGGTTGATGCCTCCTGGGCAGGTTTTTCAGCGCGGACGATGATTGACTATGAAGCCACGGGGCTTAACGACACGCTGAGCTGGCTGGGACCGTTTCTTGCCTGTCCTGAAAATGAAGTTGTTGACGCCTTTGAGGTGAATTTCTCCTTTCCTAACGGCATCTGCGGTTTTGATAACAAGGGCAAGAAACGCATCCGGCATGTTGAGTGGGAGATTCAGTATCGGGTTTATGGCACCGGCTCCGGGTGGATCAGCAAGCAGGGCGAATACGCGCTCAAAAACATTAATGGGCTGGGGTACACAGAAAGATTTTCGCTCGACTCTCCCGGCCTGGTCGAAGTGCGGTGCCGTCGCCGGAACGAACAGGGCAGCAATAACGCGCGCGACAATATGTACTGGCAGGCTTTAAGAGGGAGGCTTCTGGCAAGACCCGTATCCTACTCAGGTGTAACAACCTGGGCAATTACCGTTGAAACCGGGGGGAAGCTGGCGGCACAGTCTGACAGGCGCGTCAGCGTGGTCGCTACCCGCGAATATGACGGAGGGGGAAACAGAACCATTAGCGGCGCATTTCGTCATGTAGCAGGCAGTCTGGGTTTTAACGCAAACCAGATTGACACCTCTGCGATAAATGCTCTTGAAACTGCCTGGTGGACGCCAAGGGGAGAATATTTTGACTATGAGGCAAGTAGCGACAGTGCTTCAGCGAAAGATATTTTCGACAAAATCACCGAAGCAGGCATGAGTTACTTTTTGCTGTCAGACGGGCTCTTATCTGCCGGGCGAGAAGGTATCAAAAGCTGGACCGGGATCATTACCCCCCAGGATACGGTAGAGGAAATGAAGACCTCATTCAGGGCCCCTTCTGATGATGATTATGACGGTGTTGACGTCACATATATTAATCCGGTTACCTGGGCAGAAGAAATCGTTCAGTGCCGTACGACTGATAATCCTGTGCCTCGCAAAGTGGAGTCGTACTCCCTGGGCATTGTAATGACAGCGGATCGTGCATACCGGATAGGCATGCGCAGGCTCATGAAATATCTGCATCAGCGCAGGACCTATGAATGCACAACTGAGCTTCTTGGCTGGTGTTACCAGTTTGGTGATCACATCATTCTTTCTGATGATATTCGGACGGGTAAAACAATCAGCTGTCTGATAGAAGACGTGACATTCGATGATGAAGTTATCACATTAACAGTCACTGAGCTTCTTGACTGGAGCTATGCTAATCCGCGCTGCTGGATTCAGTTTCAGGGGGGACGGCCGTCGACTCGTTTGCTAACGCCGACACGTGTCGATGACTTCACCCTTACTATACCGTACAACGACGACCTACACCCGGAAGACTGGACAATGGATGACCCGGATGTTGAATTACCTCGCCTGTTGTTTTGTGACAGTGAGAAGGGGGCGCGGCACGGTATTGTTCAGGAAATAGTCCCGTCTGATGACTGCACTTGTCAGGTCACCGCCCCGGAATACAAAGAAATTTTCTACAGCTACGACGACGCTACCTACCCCGGCGACGTCGCTTAACTCTTTAAAAAGCACCCATTCACCCGCCTCATTCGGCGGGTTTTTCATTTTTGGAGCACAATGTATGGCCGACAACGAAAAGCTTGGCTCGACATCACCACAGGTGTTGCTGAAGAACGCAATTAACCTGGATAAATTAGTCAATGACCGAGAATCGGAGTCATTACCCGATCGTTTCGATGTACTCCGCCGCACCTGGTTCGGCATGGAGAAGGCCCATGATCGTCAGATGCAAAGCCAGGAAAATCGTTTTGATACATTCATTGCGAGCTCTGGCTATGATGTGATAGGTGACTACACTTCAGGCCCCCTGAAGATTGAAGAATATAACCAGCTCATTCGCTATAACAACGAGTTGTATAAACTCACCGCAGCGACAGATATCCCGTTTACCACGGCTGGTAATACTGACGAAACATGGACCAGTACTGACGCTGCGCATTTTGTATCTGTCGGTGATGCAGCGCTTCGCCAAAACCTGGATTCAGGCGAAGAGGGTATGGGGACCTGGTTAAGCTTCCATGTTCAGAAAGGTATGGTTAAGCAGACCCTGAATGATTTTCTGAACAATTCTGTAAAATTTGTCACTCCTTTTATGTTCAAAAGCCTCGCAACTGATGGTAACTGGAGTGCAGCTATAGCTGCAGCTGATGCCAAAGCTGCAGAACTTGGCCTCCCCCTGATGGGTTTCGGCCAGGTATTTTCTGTCAGCTCTTTGGCTCTGATTTCAGACCACATCGAAGGAGTAGGATTTATTCCCGCGGACGGATATTCCGGCGCGGGACCGACTTTTAAAATCAACCAGGTTACGGGAAATCTTTATTTCAAAGGCAGTTGCAAGGGCTTTACGTCCGTGGGGGCTAAATTCATTCGTGGTAACTATTCTGGTATTCCGCAATTAACCCTCGATGCGTGCGAATTTTCGAATAATGGAAGCCTGCTACGCACCACCTGCGTTAACGCCGTGAATACCGCGTCTGATTTTGTTATTCCGGTCGTGGACGCAACGGGTTTTGTTGTCGGAAATTACATCTGGATTGGTGATTCCAAATGTGTGATTGCATCGATCTCAGGCAACACCATTACGCTTGTCAATAATGGCAGCGCGCCAACACTGTATTCAGGCGGAACAGGAACAGGCAGTTATAAAGCGGGGCAGTTTTTTACCCGTGATGGTGACGGAAAGAACGGTGCAACGATTGGCGAAGGTGGCACAGAGGCTGGCTGGGGCCTCACCATACAAAATGGTATAAAACTGATGAATAATGGCTGGTTCGGCCTGTTTCATTACGTCAGGGCCAAAGGCGGGACTGTATCTATTAAAGGAAAGGTCGAGGGCGGGAATAATGGTTACTGCGCCATGGGGCTGGCTTATGTCCAGGGGGGTGAAATCTCCGGGTTTAAGTTTTACGGTAATGGGAATAATGGATTGGATATTTTCGAGACAACCGGGGACCTGTCTGTTTCGGACGGTCTGGTCTATGAGAATGGTGTGGACGGGATGTTTATCTGCGGCAATGGAACCAGCCCCAAAATATCAAGAATTAAAACCCGCAATAACCTCCGTATAGGCATCCTCGCGTACGGGAGAACCTCAGCACCGGTGGGGTTCAATATCACTGACTGCGAATGTATTAACGACGGGCTATATAATATTTGCATGACGGGTGTTCGTTCTGGCGACGTCCGGGGTAACACGCTGGGCGGTGCGAAAGAAGCGATTAAAGTTGAAGGCAGAAACGGGTTACTTAATCCATCAGGAATCACTATAGATTCGAACGTGTTCACCCTTGAGTCAACTGATAACGACATTAACGCCAACATTGGCGGCTACACCGATGGCGGCGAAAGTGGCGCTATCTCTGTCCTGAACAATCGCTACAACGGTCGAAACCCGAAGCATACCATCAGCAACTTTAACCGCTCACAGAGTCGCTTTTTGCCTGTAGGTCGCATGAGCTTCACTTCCAGCTATACCGCAGCAGCCGGAGCAACAATCAGCGTCCCGCTGGTATTCTACAAGCCAAATGCGACGAGCAATATCGATGTGCTTGGCGGTCAGGTGGAAATCCAGATTTGTTCTAATCCTTCACTGCTGACCATCGGGACGGTGAGCAGTGCATTGCGTACAGCCGGAATAGAGCTGAGCAATGGGGCAACAACAAACGGCAAAATCCTGGCAATGGCAGCGTTCGGTACGCTCTCGTACAACTTCACACTGACAACGGCAGGGACAGTTTACCTTAACATCCGTTCGCCATACGGCGACGGCGTCATTCAGTTAACCTGGACATAACAGGAGGCCATATTGATTACGTTATACATGCCCGGAACCGCCGCCATAATTGACGGCGTTTCTGTCGATTACATCACGGTAAACGAAGAGGATGCCGAAGCCCTGAAAGAAGCTGGCTTGCGTGAAAGCGCCGGAGAGTTAAAGTCAGAATAGCCGTCGGATGGCAGGGCTGCGGGTGTCTATAAGCCCTCCCTGAGTTCCTCTTCAGCCTCTTCCAGCGGATTTCCCGTTCCGGAATAAACGAACGGGAGCTCACCCCTCCCGCTCATTGCTGCACCTTCAGGTGTTACCGTGTATTCAGCCACACCCACCAGGTCAGAGAGCGAAAGGATTGACGTCACCTCGTAGGTCACGCTGATCTCTTCGCTCTCACCTGAAATAGCCGCCCCCTGCAGGGAGTGGTAAACCTTGATCGGAGTGACATTCTTTTTAATCGTGAAACTCATATAACCTCACTGATCTGCGTTAAGTAATACAGGCGATATTTTCAGATTACCCACCACGGCAGAACTTAGGGTCAGTGTGATGGTTGTGTACGTCGCTGAAAATGAAATGCTCAGGCTGTTGTAGGTATAAAAGCTTAATGTCGCCACCTTTGCGCCGACGTTATTGTGCTTGTGAATGGACAGCAGATAAGAGCAGTTCGCCGTCCCTGATGTGGTCAGTGAAACAGCCAGCAACGCAATCGCGCCATCAGGAAATGTGTTAATGGAAAACTGATAGGTCGTGGTCGAGCCGTCAGTCGTGATGTCCTGGTCAAGAACGTGAGATGACATTCCGGAAATACTGATCATATTGAGGTCCAGCGGTCTGTTACGTTGTAGTTAATTCCGGATGATTGATCCGGCATGCCGCGCTGACGCCATACTACGATTTTTGTATTGTTCTCAATCGTCGTCAGGCGTAATCCCTGGCTGGTACGGGTAATGCTGAACTTAGTCAGGGGGTTTACGTTTCCACTGATCAACTGAAATGGCAAAGTTGTGCAGTTATTGGTCAGCCTGCGGGCGGTCTGTATTTTGAATGTCGCAAAATAGGACTCACCAACAACCGAAACTGTCGCCTCTTCGTTGTAATCCATAAAAACGACCTGCGTACCCAGGTTTGCAACCGTCCACTGAGAGGTCGTCGGCACCAGAATACCGGAGAATGCCAGGTTACCGCCTGCTGAGCCAGTAGGTCCGCCATTTAACGCCTGTCGCATTGTCCCCATGTCAATGCCAGCCCAGCGCGGCAGGGCGCCGTAGAAATAGACTAACCCGCCTGATGCCATCACCGTCCCATACGAGCCTTCCCATTTCATCTCGCCGTGAAAATGAGCAGGCAAACTGCTTTTGTTTCTGATGACTGGCGCTGCGGTGCCCGTTGTCCAGAAGTAAGCATTCATCGGCGCATTGTACGGCTGGCAACCCGCGCCAATAAGAACAGGGGACCGGCCAGCGGGAACAGTGACGAAGCATCCCTCGCCAAATCCACAGCCGTGGAACGACGTGTCGCCATTACCCTTCTCGTACGCTATAGCGGTAAGGCACGAACCGCGCCAGCGGCTGAATACAGGTGAATTAAGTTCCGCGTAGGTTCCGGCAGAATTGCCATTATTAAACACAATGCCGTATCGGTTGGAGGCAAATGTGCAGCGTTTTGGCCGAACGCCATCACAGCCAATTAATTTAATCGCTGCAGTGTTTTTATTTCCCCGAAATACAATCCCCTCGAATTCCTGCAGGACAACATACCCGCTTGCTCCCTTTACGGTAAACGCCGTGACATATGCAGGTTGCGCTGTATCGTCAACTTCAAGGGAGTCATTAAAACCCGCCCCTCCGTTTCCCAGTTCTGAATAATCAATACTCGCGCTTCCTGATAAACATCGTGGGAGTCTTGAATATTTGGTGTAATCATCATCGGTATATTCATAAACGACAGGTGTTCGGACGGTGTAAGTTTCGCCGTTAATTAGCAGCGGTCCGACATTATCGTTATCGTGCGCGGCCTGAAATGCAGGCCCCCAGTCCCACGTGGAAGGAAACGTAGTCGGCTTGTTCGTGACATATCTGGCATATTGCCAGATGGTGGGAGCCTGGGCGCTTAAAGCCTGATTTACCGTCGTGATTTGGTCGTCTAATTCTGTAGGCACGTGGGTAATAATATTGTCGCCCATTCCCGGTTCGCTTGAACCCAGGTTTTGGCGAAGCGCTGCATCACCGACAGATACAAAATGCGCAGCGTCAGTACTGGTCCATGTTTCGTCAGTATTACCAGCCGTGGTAAACGGGATATCTGTCGCTGCGGTGAGTTTATACAACTCGTTGTTATAGCGAAT